GGTTGATTCGGCTTCATGCCATATAACTCACGATAGACCCAGATATTTCCTTCATAATCAATTGCATACCAATGAATTGAATAAGGCTTACTAAAGCCCCAATCTATAGCCCTGAACCGCATCCAAGCAGCAGGTATCTCAAATGGCTCAACTACATGAACATTACGGTTCCATTCGCTGAACACCTGCCCAATAAACACATTCCAATCACCCAATAAAAAAGCCTTCCGTTCTTGTTCCGGAAGGTTTTCAAGTCGTTTCACATATGTTGGATCGTTCTTCATCAATACATAGTTATCATAAACATTGGCCGGAATAAATACACGCCTATTGCCAGTTATCTTATCACGGATCATTTTTTTGCCATAGTCGGTAGCCTCAACATAATTTAATTTCACAAAACCATGGCCCCTTCCACCAGGGTTGCATGTTCCTCTAAATCTTGTAGGAAAGCCTTTAGCCGAACGCATACATGATAACAGTAATTGGACGGTTCGTTCTGTGTGTTTGGTTAATTCATCTATACCAAGGTAATCAAATTCCTGGCCTTGGTATCCTTCCGCGTCCTTCTCATTCTTGACATATCGAAAAAGGACTTGACTCCCATTTATCAGCTTAGCCATATGCTTTGATTCGTTATAACTATATAACTCTTTTGGCACAGCCTTCTTCCACTCACGGATAAGGTTAGCTTCAAGATTTGGATAGGTTTCACGAAACAGATAGATATTGGCACCAGGATACTCATAGCCATATGCCAATGCATCCATAATCAGAGCTGCCGACTTACCGCCGCCTTTTGCCCCACCATAGACCGCTTCTTCGGCCGGTGAAGCATGAAATAAATTCTGTTTTAAGTTTGGCTCATACGGAACCTTTATTGCGGCCTTAAGTATCTCCACGATTATCAATCTCTTCCTTCGTTGGCCTGGACATATTGAAACTGACATTAACTTGTTTGTTATTTCCCTCATTATCCTTCATTTTTATAATCTCAGCTTTCATCTTAGCAATCTTAAGCTGCTGCTCCTCGGTTACAAGCTCACTTGGAATCATTTTCTCGTATTGGGCAAAAAGCCCCTCCAACGTTTTCATAGCCGTACTCTGCGCCTTCAAAAATGTCGCATGCTTATCCCAGGCAAACTGCAATTCATATTCTTCCTCACTACTATCACTATTGATTCCACTGCTCTGTTTTTGCCTACGTAATACCCTAGTTATATCATCATGGTCCCTAACAAACATCAACTTCTGCGCTCTTGCAATAGCCGTGTACTGAATGACAATGTTCTCCCACAATATTTCAATAGGACTCTTGATATTTATGCTCTCAACTATATCCCGAGTTTCTTTATCATCCGGAAAAATGCGAGCAAAAAAGCCATGCTTTTCAGCATTCTTATTACCCTTGGGCGCGCCTGATTTTTTGTTCTTAATAATAACGTTATTATTAGTACTACTACTCGCGTTATTATTAACGTTATTATTAAGATCCCATTTATCTTGTCGTTTCCACTGGCGGATTTGTATATCAGAAACCCCCAGTTGATCAGCGATATCCTTTAATGAAATGCCTTCTTCGCTATTACGCCATAGATCAAATGCTTTCTTCCTATTAGGGCTACGTTCTCTCGGCATCTACACTGTCACCACCTCCATAATTAAGGTTGTATCTATTAATTGTTTTTCTTATCGTAATAGCTATTTGCTTTACCATTGTTTTTGCTACGCCAGGAAACTAACAAAAGAATAGAAAAAGCGCCCACAATGGACGCTTAAAACTTATTTCACATATATAATCTGCCGCTCTTTAATTGATGCTACTTCATAAATATCGTCATATTCCAAAATGCTCCATAACCAGGTAACATCTCTCTCATCTTTCCAAGATAAAGTAATATCGGTCGCAAAAGTATCCTTTTTATTATATATCAATATACCTGGAAAACTATTAGGCCGCGCTTCAAATAACTTTATGGGTATATCGCAAAACGGACTAAGCTTTTGTTCAACAGCTTCAATCACGTTATTAATTTTCTCAATACGATCTGGCAAACCATTGCAAGCTTTAGGTTTTATCCGTAATAAAACTTCAAAATAAACTAGCTTTTGCATCTTTATTAATTCACAATCCCTTCAGAAAGTCTCTCCATAAAATTCGCTTTCTGGGAAGGTTCACCTGCATAGCAATTTATTTTGAATCTAAAGTCCTATGTATCCACATTATTTTAAAATTAATCCCCCAATCCAATCGATTACTGCATAAGAATAGCCTGACAACATAAGCTGTCAGGCTGTAATTTTCGGGCCCGAAGGCCCACTATTAGGAGATAATGAAAAAGGTTACATGATCACCATTCTACCGGTCTGCTGTCAGTAGGGTTATCACATTATTAAAATAGCACTCAGTTTTTACAAACAAGTGTCGAGGATATATAGATTTTATCACAGCAGTATAATTAACATATCCTCGCCTAATTTTTATACCTTTTTGCAAGACCATAGTATCACACACTTTGCATAGTTTAGTGTCAGCAAAGTACGATTTTCAAACCTGGTATCACATCCCAAAAATATTGTAAGCTCCTTCGATTGACTCGATAAAATGTTTCTTTAGTGCTAAATAATAATAGCGAATATATCTTCAAGTCCGGGTGTATATGCCGATAATATTTGTAGTTGATAATCTCCCGGCCTAAACTCCCCCAATGCTCTGTCTGCATAGCATCAAGAGTGTCATAGTACATTCTGACCTTGCACCTATGCTGTTGTAGCACATCCTCTAAATACGATTTTCGCGCTGGATATTCATCCAAAAATTCTACCCAGGTTTCCTGCCTACTACCACCAATGCCGCCCATAACTCCCAGTGCATCTGGGGTGCTCATCCACGTAGGCGGTGACTCGCGCCTGGTTTCCAACGCTTCTAAGGATTCCTCCAAATTCTTTATCGCCAACTCAGTCCGGGGTATTGAGTACAACCATTGAGCAACTTTCTTTTTAGCTTGCCTATCCATAAGCTAACCCCTCCCCACACAATGCTCACGCATTCCGGGTTAAAAACTGTTCCTGGGCACTCAAATAATTTGGCTCACCATTATCATGGTTCACTCTGTCCCTAAGCTCACCAAGTTTCCCATCGTTAAACCGATCCTCGGTACTCAAGTACCCTGTTATTCGCCTTACCCTTGTTATGTGGGGCAGCGGATTTATCAGTACATCCCCACCGTCAATCGTAATCTCGATTTTGCCAAGGATAGCTAAACTCTTGCCCTGACTGACCCACTCATTTTTGCCAACTTCTGCATAATATCGCATCTCCACCGCGCTCATATCATCCGGATATTCTATCCGTGTACCGTTATAGATTCCTATCATTTTTATCCCCCTCCACACTTAACTCGACTGTTCTATCCAGTCTCAATTATTCTTTAATTACATAATCAACAACCAGTCCCTCCACCTCTTTCATAATCAAGTGACCTATTTTATTACGAGGACATTTAACTTTTTTCATTGGTAAAACAATATCTTTTAAATCTTCACCAACTAAATAAGCTACATATATTTCATTACGCTGTATATAGTAAGCCACAATATCGTATTTTCTGAGAGCATAGTTGTTAAAACGCACCGTCGGCAGTAGCAATATTAATATTACAATAATTAAACTCTGTTTCAATGCTCGTCAACTTTCTCCAATCTTTAAGCGAACAATTCAAGTACTACTGTCGGCAGCGCTATTTATCAACTTCTAATTTTCATTTTTTACGTTTGTTGATATTAAACACATCAGCGCTTAATCCTCCCCGTATAAACCCATTATTTACCAGTTATAATAAGTTTGTTATACTTAACCTCTCCTTTCATCAAAGAACAAGGCTACTCGCGGGCCTTGTTCTTTTGTCATTATTCAATGGACTAGCGAACATTAGTTTGATATAATTATGTAAAGGGGTGATAAATATGGGATTAGAATTAAACAGCAAAATTATGGGCTTAGTCGTTGAAGAGCTTACCAGAGCAGTATCCAGAACCGGAAAAAGTTTTCATGATATAACGAATCATCTATCAACCCTATATCCCGAAACTCTATTCACAATAGAAGACTGGGACAACCTTCCCGAACAAGCAAAAGAAGGAATTATACATCGTATTTCTAAAGCTATAGAATCTCTTGCGTAGCCACCGAGAATGGTGGCTATTTCACTTTTTCATGCGATACCGTTAGAACCGAATACTCAAACACCCATTCAACTATTGTTGGTTCCACCTTTCTACCGCCTCCCCGTATAACGCCCTCTAATATCGGGCATAATACATAATGTGAAGTCTCCTTTAATTTTCCGGCATTTGAACAAGGCTAACTCGCTAGGGTTGGCCTTGTTCTGTTATTTGTGTCGGTCCCGCCCCGCACGACTTAGCCTTTTTCCCATTCCAGATCAGGTACTGTCTCACTGCTCTGCATCTAAAAACAATACTTTATTACTGACTTATTGAAGATTTCTGCGAAATTAATTTTACTTTTAGGGAAACATAACTTCGAGGTGATCTTATGGGTGGCAAAACTATGGATCAATTTCTTGCACGGCAAAAGGCCAAAAACAAGAAAAATGTACTAATTAAAACCGAGCCTAGTAAGGACTCTAATATCGACCAAAGGAATGATGATCAATAGGTGCCATCCGACACCTATTTTTTTA